GAGTGGCGTGGTAATACCAGAAAGCCTAAGTACAAAACCAGAATGTCTCCGCAAGCATTTAACTCTCACGTAAAACTTCTAGCCCCTGTAGAAAGAAAGACTATAGGAAAACAATGCCCTGACTGTGGAGGGCTAGGTTTCTACAATAAGAAACTGAAGTCGGGTAAGCTCAGTAAACACAAGACTAAATGTAAGACCTGTTTAGGAACAGGTGTTTGTTACGAACCAATCAACGAAGCGGCAGGGTTACGGGTAATACCTCGTGGCGTGGAAGACACTTGTGCGGCAGGATTTAAAACAGACAAAGAAACTTTGGAGCAGATACTACCGGAGCTAACAGGACTAGCCCACGATTTTGTGGAGAAGTACACAAGATATTCTAAGATAAGAACTTATTTGAATACGTTTGTTGACAGTTTGGGTAAGTTTCAAGACTCTCGTGGTTTCATTCATCCACAGTTTAATCAGTGTATAACTGCTACAGGTAGACTATCATCTAGTAAACCAAACTTTCAAAACATGCCTAGAGGTAATACCTTCCCTGCAAGAGAAGCAATTGTATCTAGGTTTAAGGATGGTTACATACTGGAGGGTGACTACTCTCAGCTAGAATTTCGTGTGGCAGGGTTTCTATCTAAAGATGAAACTATATACAAAGAAGTTACTGACGGTTTTGATGTACACAGTTATACAGCATCAGTGATGGGTGTCTCAAGACAAGAGGCAAAGTCGCATACCTTCAAACCTTTGTATGGAGGAATACTTGGTACTGATAAGCAAATGAGGTACTACTCTGCATTTAAAGATAAGTATTCTGGAATTACACAATGGCATGAGGATCTGCAGAATGAAGCTGTTAGCACTAAGAAAGTTGTTCTACCGTCTGGTCGTGAGTATGCGTTTAAGTTCGCAAAGTTCACTTCACGAGGTACTGCAACAAACGCCACTGCCATCAAGAATTATCCTGTACAGGGTTTTGCTACAGCAGACCTGTTGCCCTTGGCTTTAATAAAGTTGCACAAAAGATTACGTGAGTTAAATAAGCAAGGTGTACAAAGCTTGCTAATCAATACTGTGCATGACTCTCTTGTAATGGACGTACATCCACAAGAGAAAGAACAAATGGTTGACTTAATGAAGGAGTGTATGTTATGTATACCTAAAGAATGTAAAGTGCGTTATGACTTAGTGTTCGATATGCCCATAGACATCGAACTAAAAATTGGGCGTGATTGGTTAAATTTAGAGGAGATATAAACCTATGACTGATCTTGTAAAAATTGATGATATAGAAGCAAACATGGCAAAAATTGCTGAGATGATTGGACAAAAGGACACATCTAACAGCAATGCATCTCAAGGCTACCCACGGTTAGCCATTGAGCAACAGAATGAGAACACCAATGGTGACGTGCTACCAAAGGGTTCTTACAGGTTTAAGGTGAATGGAAAGAGTGTGTACACAAAAGATGTAGAGGTTCGCTTCTTTGTTCGTTATTACGGCTACGACTTTTACAACAATGAGAATCCTGAGGAGTCTGTAAGAACAGTTCTTCAGCCTTCTTTGAGTGACGATTTTCCTGACACTGCAGGTGGTGACAGGTGTGGAAAGCTATCAAAAGATGAGGTTGCTGCTCTTCCTGCTAATTCTATTGAACATGCGAGACAGAAGAACATCAAGGCTACGCAAGTTGTTTATGGTTTAGTAGCAAAAGGAAAAGGTGAAACAGTAGATGGAGAAGAAATAAATCTTGCTGGCACTCCGTTCGTTTGGTCTGCAAGAGGTTCTGCCTTCATGCCAGTGGCTAACTTCATTCGTGAGATCCCTGGCAATAAGATTATGTTTAGTCAAAGAGCAAAGCTTGCAACTAAGCGTAATGTAAATGGTTCAGTTATCTACTACACACCAGTGTTTGAGAAACCTCAGACAATTAAAGTTTCAGAGGAAGATATCACCATGCTCAATGAGTTCATGGAAGATATTAAAGGCTGGAATGATCGAGTGCTCAAAGACTACAATGAGAAAAAAGAGAACGTGCTACTCAAGGAAGATTTGGACGTTGCCAAAGACCTTGAGAGTGCTGCCTAATGTCCGACACGCTTCTACAAAGAGTACAATTCTTTTTAGAAGCAGCGTCAAGGGGGGAGTCTTCGGGCATCCCCCCTCATCTCATTCACGACTTTAAGGAGATGTGTGGCTCTGCGCTAGAAAGACAATTTAGCCGTAATGATACGGGGCCTAAGATAAGAATGTCAGGTGTAGGCAAGCCCTTGTGCCAACAGAAGATGGGCATGAGAGATGACATCAAAGAAGATGTTGACTACACATTAGTAATGAAGTTTTTGTTTGGAGACATAATTGAAGCTATTGCAGTAACAGTAATGAAAGCTGCAGGTATCAATGTTGAAGATGAACAGAAACCAGTTCAGCTAGAGATAGGTGGCACTACTTTAAAGGGAACATATGACATCAAGATTGATGGAAAGATTTATGATATCAAGAGTGCTAGCCCTGGAGCATTCTCTATGAAATTTGCTGCTAACCGTGGCTACAACAATGTGAAAGCGGATGATGTGTTTGGCTACGTGCCACAAGGCTACCTGTATTCTGAAGCTGCAGGGTGTGAATTTGGTGGATGGATAGCCATCAATAAGGCCACGGGAGAGTGGGCGGTGTGTAAAGCCCCTTTGCTACAACAAGAAGATAGGGCAGAGGCTTTGAAGAAAAGCCATGATAATATAATTGAAGTGTTAAGTGATAATCCGTTTAAGAAATCTTTTTCAGATACAGAAGAAATTTATAAAGATAGAAAAACAAAAGAAACAAAAAAAACTGGCAATAGATTAATGCATAAGAACTGTGGTTACTGTGGCTACAGAGAACATTGTTGGCCTAAATCAGTGTATAAACCCAAGGCTATCTCAAGAGCAGAGAACAAACCTAGAGTTTGGTATACAAAGTATGTTAAGGAGACGATAGAATGATTTTAATCACAGAACGCTACACAGATTTCATGGTAGATCAAAATCCTTATGCAAGGTTCATTTACTTTGAAACAGAAAAGAAAGATGCTATTACGGACTGTACTAACATAAGAGGCAGAAAAAATGCCGTGCCTATTAGGTACAGAAATAATATGTCAGATAAAGGTCTATGGAAAGATGAAGACTACACAGAAAAAGCTAGTATTGCAAGAGTAGACTTTTCATATGCTTTTGAAAGCAGTAGAGCATCAAGGGTTGTTGTATTTCCTATGATACCATTTAATATTGTTCTTTCTTTTCTTACACCAAAGTATCAAAAGCTTTTTGAGAATGAGTATGCTAAACTGTTAGCACACAATGATATTAGAGATTACAGGTATAACAATGCGTTTTAGATCAAGATTTGAAGCACAGGTTGCTCTGTCACTCGAAAAGCAAGAAATAGATTTTGAATTTGAACCTCACAAGATTGAATTTCAACCGCCCCCTCGTGTATACATTCCTGATTTTTATATACCTGATCACAACTTTTATATAGAGGTAAAAGGAAGATTACGCCAAGAAGATCGCGTGAAGCATCTTCTCGTTAAAAAACAGAATCCTGAAGTAGAGGTTAAATTTTTGTTTGCCAATTCGCGTAAAAAAATTTACAAAGGATCAAAGACTACCCATGCACAGTGGGCCGAAAAGAATGGTTTTGAATGGGCAGATCAAGTTCCCCCAAAGGAGTGGACGAAATGAGTGAAGATGGTTTTGTATACAACAAAGAAGAAGACGCTATTCCTGATGATGTAAAACGTAGAATAGAAGAGGAGTCTTTTGGATTAGTGGAGGGACGATTATACATCGTTCTTGATAGCACAAACAATGAAAGTGTAAATGTTCGTTGTTATGATACTACAAACAAAGAAGAGATCAGCCCTGCACATGTTATGTGTCACGGTATGGTAGAGATTATGAATAGTGAAAATGATTATGTTCTATCAGTAGGACATGAAATAGTAATGAACTATTTAAATGAGGCAAAACAAGAGAATGAAGAAGTTAATATTACTGCACAGGACTTAGGCAATAATATTATAAAAGTTAATTTTGGTAGTAAGCATTAGGGAGGGAAGCATGGATAGAAGTATTTTATTAAAAAAAGCTGCAGAAATTATTAGTGGTGAGCGCAATGAAAAGTATGGTCCCGCAGAGGAAAACTTTAAATATATTGCAGAGTTTTGGTCTATTTATCTTGGTAAAGAGATTAAATTAGTAGATGTTAGTAACATGATGATACTAATGAAAATGGCTAGAACCATCAATGATAAAAGTCATATTGATAACTACTTGGATACTGCAGGGTATGCAGCATTAGCTGCAGAGGTCGTAGACCATGATCTATAATGATATCACCATTAGTCCTGAAAGAGATGACCTTTTTGATGAGTTAGGCAAGGTAAGACTAAAAGAGTCTTACATGATGGACAATGAGATATCTCCACAAGAAAGGTTTGTATATGTTTCAAAATCTTTTAGCACTAATGAAGAACATGCTCAACGGCTTTATGAATATTCTTCAAAACACTGGTTATCTTATTCTACTCCTATATTATCATATGGGCGTTCTAGGCGTGGCCTTCCCA